TCAAATTGCCGAAGTTGATTGAGCGCGAGCACATCGTTGAAACGCGCACGCTTGCGGATGGAATGCTGTTCGCCCTGCCTGCGACCAACATGCAGGAGGAGCGGGAAGAGAAGCGCCGGACGATTCCCGAACGTTGCGAGATGGCCGCCGAACTCACGGCGCACACCGGAAAGCCGTTCGTCATATGGTGCCAGTTGAACGACGAGGGAGATCACCTCGAGCGAATTGTGCCGGATTGCAAGCAGGTTTACGGCGCGATGCCGGACGAACAGAAAGAGGAAATGTACGAGGCCTTCGCCGGTGGGCAACTCCGGGGCTTGGTGACCAAACACAAGATCGGCGCATGGGGATTGAACTGGCAGCATTGCCCGCACGTTGTGGAATTCGCAGGCCACTCTTTCGAGCAACACTATCAGGGCGTGCGGCGATGCTGGAGGTTTGGCCAGCCAAACGAGGTAATCAACGACATCATAGCGACCGAAGGTCAGCGCGGAGCGATGGAAAACATGCGGCGCAAGGGAGATCAGGCAGACAAGATGTTCGCGCGGCTCGTTGAGCATATGCACGAGGCCATCAGGATTGACGGCGGGATAAAATACGAAAAGCTAATGGAGACACCAGCATGGCTGTGAAAGACCAAGTAATCACCGACAGGTACGCGATTTACAACGGCGACTGCATGAAGGTCCTGCCAGGGATTCGGGACGGATCGGTGCATCTATCCGTTTACTCGCCACCGTTCGCAACGGAGGGAGGTGGCGCGCTTTACCACTACTCCAGCAGCGATCAGGATCTTTCAAACGCCCGCACCTACGAAGAATTCTTTCAGCATTACGAATTCCTAGTGCGCGAGATTTCGCGCGTAACGATGCCGGGTCGCATGACGGTGGTGCATTGCATGGACGTTCCGAGCGGCAACACCGGCACGGACCATTACACCGATTTCCCCGGTGACATCATTCGATTGCACGAACGCTGCGGATTCCGAATGGCCAGCCCGCGCATTACGATCTGGAAAGAGCCACTGAAGGTGCGCAACCGGACTCTGACCAAGGCTCTAGCCCACAAGAGTATCGTAGAGGACTCCTGCGATTGCGTGGTGGCGGGCGCGGACTATTTGCTCATCTTTCGGCGCGCCGGCAAGAATCCAGTGCCGGTCACTCACGCGCACGGCCTTATGCGATACGCGGGCGAACGCAAGATTCCAGCAGATCTGCTGCGCTATCGCGGATGGAAGGGGAGCCAGATCGAGAACCGCTACAGTCATTGGATCTGGCGACAATATGCCTCATGCGTGTGGGACGACATTCGCGGTAACACTGCGACCCGGATAGAGGGCGTGCTGCCGTATAGGGAAGCGCGCGACGAAGAGGACGAAAAGCACCTGCACCCTTTGCAGTTGGACGTGATCACCAGGTGTATTGAACTGTGGAGCAACCCCGGCGAAGCCGTGTTGACCCCATGCATGGGAGTTGGCAGCGAAGTCTACGAAGCGGTGCGCAACGGCCGGCGCGGAATCGGCGTCGAACTCAAGCCAAGCTACTATCGGCAGGCAGTTAAGAACGTAGCCAAAGCCTTGACGGATGCGACCGAAGAGGTCGAGCAGATGGCTTTCCAGGTTGAGGAATCGGCTAAAATAGCGGCTGAATAGCATGTCATTTGCACCAGGCACCCCGAAACCGGCAGGCAGCGGCCGTAAGCGCGGAACCGGAAACAAACTCACCATCTCCGCAAAGCTAAAGGCTCTCGGGTGCGATCCCATACAAGGAATGGCCATACTCGCAATGGACACATCACTGAAGCCGGAACTTCGCGGGCGCATGTACGCCGAACTCGCGCAGTACCAATGGCCAAAGCTGCGCTCAATTGAGCATAGCGGGGGTATGATGGGAATTTTGGATGTCAACCTCGCAGATCCACTATCAACCCTCCGGGCTCGAGTTGCTCGCATCGCTGAGCGAGAGCGGGCGAGCGGAGTTCTACCGATCGCTCAGTCCGACCGAACGGGCACGGATTAACTACGACTGGCGCGGCTTCACGGCCAGGCCGAATCAACTTCCGCCCGGGACCCCGGGCTCATCGAATATCCGCAAAGAGTGGCGCTACTGGCTCGTGCAGGCTGGCCGCGGATTCGGCAAGACGCGCACTGGCGCCGAAACCGTACGCGAGTGGGTGAGCCAGGGATATCGCCGTATTCACATCGTGGGCCCGACCGCGGCGGATGCGCGCGACGTCATGGTATCGGGCGAAAGCGGGCTGCTCTCCGTCTTCCCGCCCGATCACAGGCCGATGTACGAGCCTTCCAAGCGGCTGCTCACGTTCCACACCGGCGCCGTCGCTTACACTTTCTCTGCCGATGAGCCGGAACGGTTGCGCGGCCCGCAATGTCTTTCGGTCGGGACTATGGTGCTCATGGCGGACGGGACAGAAATTCCAATTGAATCAGTGAAAGCAGGAGATTATGTCTTAACGCGGCGCGGCCGGCGGCGTGTTCTTAAGGCTTGGATGACTAGTACCAACGCTGATGTATTTAGCTTGAACACATTGGACGGACGAAGCATAATAGGCACAGGAGATCACCGGATATGTGTGACACTTGCGTCGAATGGGATGGGAGGATCTGGCACAAAAAACCAGGGGGGAGCTACTACCAGACACGATTGCTCCTTCATCGAGAGATTTGGAAGTCCGAACGCGGCCCAATCCCAGATGGCCACCACGTTCACCACGTTAACGGGGATATCCACGATAATCGCATCGATAACCTGGAGCTCCTATCGAGCGGCGCGCACAGCCGACTGCATTGCAGAGAGAAGCTCGACCCATATAAAGACAAAGCCCGAGAGGCAGCGCAGGAAGCATCGCGCCGCAACCGAGAAATCCGAATCCGCACGCGCCGGCTCAAATGCATTGTCTGTGGAGCTTCGTATGGAAGCGGAGCTCCCAAGCCGGCCGTATATTGCTCTACCCGATGCCTGGAGAAGCTCCGCAGCGGCTTTCATGGCGACCGCAGAATATGCGAACAGTGCGGAGCTCCGTACACGGCCAAACGTAGAGCGCAAAAGTATTGCGGGATGCTCTGCAACCGTGCGGCCTGCGCGAACCGGGAACCAATTCAGGCGAGGGAAATTATTTGCGGTCATTGCCGAGTCGCGTTCTTATCCAAGCGGTCCAACGCAACTTTTTGTTCAAGGAAGTGCGCCGTTGCTTTCCATGAGGGAAGTCGATTCCGTAGAACCATTAAAGCTTCGGCTGCCAGTCTACGACCTAACGATTGAGGGAGAGCACGAGTTTTTCGCCAACGGCATTCTGGTTCATAACTGTGAAGCAGGATGGTGCGACGAGATCGCATCGTGGCGATTCCCCGACGCCTGGGACAACTTCCTCTTCGGCCTGCGCCTCGGGAAAGATCCGAAGGCCGTCATCACCAGCACGCCGAAGCCGATCAAGCTCGTGCGCGACATCATCGGGGATCCCCACACGGTGGTAACGCGGGCGTCGAGCTATGAGAACCGCGCGAACTTGGCGCCGGCCTTCTTCGACTCGATCATCCGCAAATACGAAGGGACGCGCATCGGCCGGCAGGAGCTGGACGCCGAGCTACTCGAAGACGTGCCCGGCGCACTGTGGACGCGGGCGCTCATCGATGCCACGCGCATCAGGCCCGGCGAAGTGCGGTGGGATTTGATCGTGCGTATCGTCGTGGCCATCGATCCCGCGGTGAGTTCCAGCGCGACATCCGACGAGACAGGCATCGTGGTAGTCGCCTTGACGCGCAGCGGACATGTGGTGGTGCTCGATGATCTCTCGTGCCGGCAGTCTCCGCTCGGCTGGGCGAAGGTGGCAGTGGCGGCGTACCGCTCGCGCCAGGCGAACATGATCGTGGGCGAAGTCAATAACGGTGGCGACCTCGTCGCGATGAACGTGAGGGCGGTTGACCCGCTGGCAGCTTTCCGCGCAGTGCGTGCGAGCCGTGGCAAGTACATCAGAGCCGAGCCGGTGGCTTCGCTCTATGAACAGGGGCGCGTGCACCATGCCGGCGCGTTCGAGCGGTTGGAGGATCAGATGTGCGGGTGGACGCCGCAGGGCTCGGAGCGGTCGCCCGACCGCATGGATGCGCTGGTGTGGGGCGTAACGGAACTACTGATCGATCCAGCACCACAGACCCTGCGTGTGCCCATCGGCGGCGACTACCAGATCTCGCCTATATAGCCGCTTGCGCAATTGCGCACGGCGTGATAGAGTGGCGTCATGCGTTCCGTACGGCATTCCCGCAATCACGTTGGCCTCAAGAAGGCGCAGGCGGAATCCGGATTGGTCCGTGATCAGTGGTATTCCGAGACATCCAAGACGGCGATGGATGCCAGAGTGGACTTTTTTCGCAAGCAGGCCGAACTCATCGCCGATAACACCGGCCCGGTGCGTGTGCTGGTGGTAGACGGCCAGCCGACCGGCGCGGCTACGCCGGCGGCCCTGACTGAAGTGGAACGATGCGCGCGTATCGCCCAGATCAAGGCGCGCATCCTGGAGAGACGCAATGCCTGAGCCGAGAGTGTGCGCCATCCTGCTCACGCGCGACCGGCCCGAGATGGCACGCCGCGCAGTGGAGAGCTTCAGGCGGCAGACCTACGCCAAAACGCGGTTGATCATCTGGAATACGGGCGAACGGCTATCGCGCGACGTATTCGTCGGCGAGGATATCTTACTCTGCGAGCCGACCCTCTCGGCAAAGACGATAGGCACATTGCGCAACGAAGCGATCTTTGCGGCGGGCGTGTTCCATGGCGACATCATCCTGCACATGGATGACGACGACGTATCGCACCCCAACCGCATAGCCGAGCAGGTGGCACTGCTCCAGGCGAGCGGCGCGGAGTGCGTCGGGTACCGGGAGGCGCTTTTCTGGCGCAAGCGCACGGTCGGGCCATCGGATGTGAGCCCGATGGAACGTACGATGCCGGTGCAAGACATCAGCGAAGTTTGGCTTTATTCAGTGGCGAGCCCGTCATGGGTCATCGGCGCCAGCCTCTGCTACTGGCGCAAGACGTGGCTGGAGCATCCCTTCCCGGATCTGCCGCGGCCGGGCGTGCAGGGCGGCAGCACCGAAGACGTGGTCTGGCGGCGCGGCGTGAAGTGCCTGGGCGTTAGCGGCATGAATGCGCAACTCGGCTTTATGTGGGAGGGTGGACAATTCCGGTCAGTCGCCAATGAGCCCGACGAGCCGCGCCTGATCTGCTCAATCCACGGCGGGAACACCATGGCTTACGAAGTTGAGAAGTATCCCGACACGTGGAAGCGCGTACCGCAGTGGGACGACTATTGCAGGAGGAAGATGGCTCTATGATCACCCGCCGCGCGCCACTGAAGCGCTCGACGAAGCCCATCGCCAAGCGGCGCGCGAAGCCACGGTGCGGCCCGCTGCGCGATGCGACCTATCGGGCGTTCCTGCATGAGCAGTGGTGTCACATATGCGAGCATGTGGCTGGAAGCGAAGCCGGTTCGATCTTCATTGATCCGGCCCACACCCACAATGCGGGCATGGGCATAAAGGGCCCGGACTCATCCTGCGCGCCGCTCTGCCGGGTGCATCATGACGAGTACGATGGCCGGCGCAAATTGCCGAACGGCGAGGTAGGGCGCGCGGCATTTGAGATGTACTACCGGGTTGACATGGCCGCCGTGGCAAAGGCGTGGTGGGAGTTGTACCAGAGGAGGAAGACTTGAAAAGAGAAAATAAACAAGAAGCGCTGGAACACGTAAAGCGATTCCTCACCTTCGATCATATCTGCGAATCCTGCGATGACTCGGACGAATTGAGAAAGAGTTGCAAGTTTTGCGGCGGTAAGGGCTACGTCCCAAACGCAGCAGGGCATGAATTGCTAAAGTTTCTCAGGGACTTCAAGGACGAATGAGCGCGCGCATCGACCGCAAGAAAATAGACAAGCTCTGCCTGAGCGCCGAAAAGCTCGGGCTGCGGGTAGTGCACATCCATGCCGATGTAAAGACGCCAGGCGAGGGCACGCGCATTAAAATCGAATTTCAGGATCGAGGCAAGAAATGACCGCCGTCGCTTTCGTGCCCACTTACAACGAGGAAGACATCATCGGCTGGACCGTCGCGCATCTTGTGCAGCAGGGCCTGCAGGTGGTCATCATCGATACCGGCAGCACTGACGATACTTTGGCAAATGCGCGCGTATGCGGAGCTGGCCCAGCGATCGTGCACATGCCGGCGAAGGATGGCCGGGTGCGCTGGCGCGAAGTGCTAGAGACGGTCGAAGCGCTGGCCGCCAAGGCCGCCAAGATCTCGGCCGACTGGTCCATGCTCTGTGACGCCGACGAGATCCGGCGCAGCCCAGTGCCCGGCGAGCGGCTGATTGACTCCTTCGCCCGCATTAACGAGACCGGCTACAACGCGGCGGAATTCCAGGTTCTGACTTTCCACCCGGTGGATAACGGCTTCGACGGCTCGCAGAATCCAGAGGAGTATTTCCGCTACTACACGCGCGATTTGTTTAACGAGCGCATTGGGCAGGTCAAGGCTTGGAAGAATACCCCTGACAGGCCAGCGATGATTGCTTGGAGTGGTGGACATCGCTTACGGTTTATGCTCAGCAAGGATGGTAACGAGTGCAATACTGATCCGCGCGTCCATCCGCAGCCGCTGATCAGCAAGCACTATCCGATCCGCAGCCAGGCGCACGGCGAGCGGAAGGTATTCACGGAGCGCCGCGGTCGATGGGCAGACCCGGAGAAGGACTGGCACGTCCAGTACAACGGCATCGAGCCGGGGCACAGCTTCCTGAAGCGGCCCGAGGATTGTAAGGAGTGGAAATGAAAAGCGTACTTGACAAATTGCCAATGAGCAATGTTACTGCAAGGGTCATCCGCATCAGCCAATCGCCGATGAATCCCCTGCGGTGGCTGATAGAACTCGGGTGTGGGCACGACGTATGGATTACGGCGACTAAGCGGCCAACTCGCAAAACCATGAAATGCGGAGAAAAGCATTGAACGACTACGCCATCGTGGTACTGAGCGGCTACCCGGATATCTTTGCGCCATTTTTCCACTCAGTGCTGGCTCACGAGGAGCCAACGCGCCTTGTCATGATAACCAGCGGGGCGATGAGCGCGGATTATGACGAGATCGACAAGGGGGACATCTGCTGCGTGCATGGGCCCGAGCCGTTCTCATTCCCGCGCAACGCGAACATCGGTATCCGCGCCGCTGGCCGCGCCGACGTCTTCCTGATGAACGACGACGTGCAATTCCTTGAGTTGGGCTCCGTGGGCAAGTTGGCGCGCATCGCCCATGAGCATCAAGAGGTGGGCATCCTTTCACCGCAGTTTGAGGGGCGCGTGGGAAACGCCTTGCAGGAGCGCGCACACCCCGATAGGATGTCGCGCATGCGCCCGATGCTCGAATTGACGTACAGCGACCAGCGCCTGTGCTTCTGCGGCGTCTACATCCGGCGCGCGGTGCTCGATCTCGTGGGCGAGCTTGACGAGCGGTTTGATGGTTACGGCCGAGACGACGACGATTATTGCCGGCGCGTGCGCAACGCCGGCCTGAAGCTCGCAGTCACGCCGGAGGTGGTCATGCGCCACGGCTTCGGAGACGTGCAGCACAGTGCCAGCTTTAAGCGACTACCGACCTATCCCAAGAGCGGGATGGACCCGGAGATGACGCGCCGCTACTTTGAAAAGTGGGGAGACACCAGATGAACATCGACGAAGTAGGCGGCTGGTTTCCGCAGGAGAACCGCACGAAGCTCGACGAGTTGATCGACCTGCACCACTGCAAGAGCGGCATTGAGATCGGCTCCTTCCTGGGACTGTCGGCAATCTGGCTCGCCTTTCGGTTGGAGCGGTTGCAGTGCGTGGACACATGGTGCGAAGAGGCCACGGAGCCGAACAATAACAACCTGGTGGCCACGCTGCGGCGCTATGGCATCCCGCGCGACTTCCTCCGCGTGTTCCTGGGCAACGTGCTCGACGCCGGCCTGATGCACAAGGTCACGCCGATCGTCGGCAGATCTCAGGAAGTGCACGGGCAAGTCGTGGATGCGGATCTGGTTTACATCGACGGATCGCATACCTACGAGGACGTGCGGCGCGACATCGAACTGTACGCACCGAAGGCGCGCAAGGTCATATGCGGCGATGACTACGTCGAGCGCGATGGCTTCGGTGTGATTCGGGCGGTGACCGAGTTGCTGCCGAGCCATCAGCATGTCGGGCAATTCTGGTGGGCGCTGAAATGATAATCTCGCTGGTGGCTTTGTTCCTGGCAGGAATGCTTGGGGCTGCTTTGATGATCAGGTGGCTGACATGAGAAACATAACCGACTTCACGGGGCGGCTCGGCAATCAGATGTTCATGTACGCCTTCATCCACGCGGAGCGTCGGCGCCGCGGGATGGACGGCCACTTCCCGAATTCGCCGGAGTGGGCCGAGGAGTATCTGCCGGAGATCCTGGGCCAGTTCCGCGGCGGCGTTGGTCCGCAGGACGATCGGGTGAGCATCCACGTACGACGCGGCGACTATCTTCATAAGCAGGGAATCGGGGCGCTTCCTGTCGGGTATTTTCTCAAAGCGATCGCGCTCTTCCCCGGCGCGCGGTTTCTGCTGTTCTGCCGGGACCGGCAGGGTGGCGCGCAAGACTTCGAAGACCGGGAATGGTTCCGGCTGCAATTCCAAAGCGTTCCGTACGATCTATGGAACGGCGAAAATGAATACGATGACATGAACATGATGGCGAGTTGCCAGCACAACATCATCGCGAACAGCACCTTCAGTTTGTGGGCGGCGATGCTCAATCTGAATCCGCACAAGCGCATCGTGGCACCGAAGGTGTGGGATCGCAGCGGGTGGGCTCCAAAGATGCCCACAGAATGGACGAAGCTATGACGCGGCTGGAAGTGTTCGAAGCTTTGCTCGTCGAATATTCTGCCGACGAGGCATCGCTTGATTTGGAGTACGGTGCAGGCTCAAGCGGCGAAGCGCTGCGCCTCGCAGAAATAGAGAATTGGCGAAAGCGCTACGCGGAGGCTTCAGAATGACCCCATCACCAAATCAAGTGGAAGACGTGCTGAAGGACCTCGCGGCCGTCCTGAAAAAGCATAACTGCCTACTGGCCTCGCCAGGCAATACGCTGGTGCTGATGCTCGGCGCGGTCGAAGACCTCGGCCAGATGCGGGCCCGGCAACTCGCCGCCTTTTCGTACATCACGCCGCGGTCGGCCGAGTACATCCTGCGCGGCTCGCGGATTGCGATCAGGTGGAGTGATAACGCCTTGGGCACGCGCGAACTGGAGACAGACGGCCAGCGCAGCCGGATTGAGCACATATGAGCGTGGCCCTCGTCATCATCAACCGGAACTGCGGGCCGTACATCGGGAAAGCGCTAAGTTCCGTTTTGACGCAGTACCACAGGCCGGATGAAATCATTGTAGTCGACGGAATGTCGGACGATGGAAGCGCGGGGTGGTTGCGCAAGGTGCAAGGCATCCGGCTGATCTCGGCAGAGCCGAAGGGCATCGCCAACGCGCGCAACATCGGCATCGAGGCTGCTTCGGCCGACTGGATCTTGCCCCTGGACGCCGACGATTGGATAGAGCCGACATTCATTCAGGAATGCCTGACGGAATCCGCCGTCGCGGAAGTGCGCGGCTTTGGCCCGGTGGGGATTGTGGCTACTTCTCTACGGTGGGCCGATTCTGGCAAGGTCCAGAATCCGAAATGGCCTATCACCGCCGAGCACCTGGCTGAGAAGAATTGCCTTTTCACCTGCTCGATGTTCCGGCGCGAGGCCTGGGCGCAAGTCGGCGGGTACGACGAATCGCCCGCCATCTATGAGGACTGGATACTCTGGGCGCGCATAGTGAAAGCCGGATGGAAGGTGGCCGTCGTGCCCGAGCCGCTGTTCAACTACCGCCCGCGGCCGGATGGCTCGTCGGCGAAGATGGCGCACCGGCACGAGGAGTATCTGCGCAACACGCGGGCGAAAATCGCGGCAATGTGATACACTGCGCGCATGAAATGGCTCGTCTTCCTGCTGTTCCTCGCCGGGCTCTCGGCGCAGTTGCTCGTGAAGGATCTGGCCGACATCACCGGCGATGGAGCGGTGCACCCGCTCAGCGCCACGGCCATCCGCGCGCTCTACATCATAATCCAGTGCCCGAGCACCAATAGCGCCGTCGTACGCATCGGGAGCGCCAACATCGGCTCGGCGCGCGGCCTGCAATGCGGGCTCGGTGGTGTCGTCAATCTCTACCCGGCTGTTAACGGCCTTCCGCAGTACGATCTCTCGAAGGTCTATTACTTGGCGGGGAGCGGCGACAAGATCAGCGTGCTGTACGGGCAGTGAGGCGAGCCATGCGAATCCTCTTACTTTTGCTGAGCGCGGCTATCGCGCAGGCGCAGTACTTCCCGCCGAGCGGTGGAGGGGGAGGCGCAACATGTGGGACGCCTGACTGCACTGTCACTGGGAATCTTGCGGTTGCTGGAAATGTGACAGTAGGAGATAAGGTACTTACGCAAAGCACGGACATAGCGGCTCCGGCCGTGGTGGGCATCGACGGGTCATGCACATGCAACTGAGGCGGCGTATCATCTCCTGGCTGCTGGCCGCGCTCAACTGGATGCGCCCGAAGCAAGACTTGCGGCCGGTGGTCAACATGCTGGCCGAGCGCGCGGCCGAGCTCGCGCGGCGCAATGACGATTCCAACCGCGAAGCGATGGAATGGCTATCGGAACTCGTGGAAGCGCGTGCGATGGCCGGCTCCGGGCCGTGGAGCGTCGGACCTTCCGCGCTGGCCGCCACAGATCGCCTGATCGCCGCCGCGCAGGAGAGCTTACGCACGGGAGCGCCGCTGCGGGAAATCGCCATCCGCGAAGCCATCCCGCCGATCTCTGCCGGCGCGTTCGGCGACATTGAACTGGCCCTGCAGAACGTCGAATGGCGGCGCGAGGTCAACTTCTCATGGCTGGAATTCTCGCGGTGGGGCATCCAGCAGATTATCCTCATTACGAGGTTGTACTACATAAAGAATCCGATCATCCGCAGGCTGATCGACGTCGGCGCGGCGTACGTGTTCGCCCGCGGCCTGGAGATTTCGAGCCCCGAGGACGCAGTCAACGAAGAGATCGACAGATTCGTAGCGGCCAATCCCAAGGTGCTCGGGCATATCGCGCTAATGAAGCTGGAACGGCGCAAGGACTACGACGGCAATCTGTTCTTCGCGTTCTTCGAGGACACCGCCGACAAGGGCACGACGCGGCTCCGCACGATTGACGCCACGGAGATTGAGGAAATCGCGACGGACCCGGACGACACGGATTCGCCCTGGTACTATCACCGCTGCTGGTCGCAGCGGGTCTTTGATCCGACGACCGGCGCGACGAAGGTGCAGGCTCAAAAGAAATGGTACCCGGCTCTCGGCTACGATCCGACCGCAAAGCCAGACACGATCCGCGGCGATGAAGTGGTCTGGGATACGCCGGTTTACCACAGCAAGTGCGGCGACGTGGCGAAGTGGACCTTCGGCTGTCCGCGAGCATACCCGGCACTCGATTGGTCGAAGGAAGCGCGGCGCTTGCTGGAAGCCTGCGCCAGCGTGAAGCAGTCGAACGCGCAGATTGCCCGCGAGATTACAACGAAGGGCGGACAGCAGGCCATCGAGGGGATGAAGTCGCAACTTCAGACGACCGTGGGGCCGAGTTCGCAGATCTGGGATCAGAACCCGCCTGCGGTGACCGGCGCTACTTGGGTTAGCGGGCCGGGCACCAAGCTCGAACTGATGAAGATGCGGGGCGCGTCGGACGACCCAGAGGAGGTGCGCCGCTACCTGCTCATGTGCTGCATGGTCTTCGGCGTGCCCGAGACGTTCCTTGGCGATGTTTCGACCGGCAACCTGGCAACGGCAACTTCGCTCGACAGGCCCACCGAGACGGTCATGCTCGAAAAACAGGAGGCGTGGCGCGAAGACCTGATGGTAATCGTCCTGCGCCATCTGAACACGAGCAAGAAAGCCCCGAGCGGCAAACTACGCGAGGCATTGGAAGCGGCCGGCCTGGATCCGGGCAAGGTGCGTATCCGCGAATGCCAGCGCGTACGGTCTGCCGATGGAACCAGGATGGAATACGCCAAGGTGGAGAAGCGCATCGAGGGTAAAGTCATCAACATCTACGAGGCCGGCCGCAAGCTCGCCAAGACCGAACTTATCGTGCGCGTGAACTTCCCGGCCATCCGAGAAGGTGATCTGAAGACCCTTGTGGAGGCCACTGTGCAGGGTGCGACGATGGGCAACCGCGCAGGCCAGTTCATCGGCACGGACGAAAAGGAAACCGTACGCCATCTCTACGACCTGCTCGACTACGACAACGGCGACGAGCTGGTAGAGGAGCAATACCCGGAGAGCGAGTACGACAGGGACCGCACCACGGAAGTGCTGCCGCCACCGATTGCGCGCCCGCCTGTCGGCCTGCCTGGTGGCGTCAACCCGGCGCGAGCGGAGCAGCCAGACGATAACTTGCGCGAGTCGCAGGCTCTGCGGGCGGCGCTGACGCGACTTGACCGCGCGACTAAGGCTTACGAGGCAGCAGGGAGGAACGGACATGGATAGACGTACATTCATAGGCATTATCCCGACCGCAATAGCGACAGCGCGCGCAGGGGAGCGATGGACGGTCGTAGCGCATCTAGGGCGCAATCTGAACGGCCGAGCCTACAGCGTCGGAAACCTGAAAAACATGGCGAGGACCGCGCCCGGTCGATTCGTAATTCGCGGAGACGACGATAACCGTTATCCGGTCGAAGGGGATTTGGCGAACGCGCTAGGCTGTGTCAGCGCTGCGCGTTTCATCGAGGATCGGGTAGAGGTCCAAGTCCGTTGGTTCGGTCAAGCAAAGCCGGAAGGATATCTGACCCCGAGCGGATTTGCTTCGTTCGTGACTTGCCCGCAAGGCTACGATGCTGTTGGAAAAGGGTATCGGCTGGAATCCTTTGCGCTCAACTCGCATAGCGCCTTCGAGCGAGCGACCAAGGTGTGAGCCGGAATGGCCATGCTACACACGTGGGAAGCTGATGAATGCTGCGGTAAGCACCTGGAGAGGGCCGCATCGCCAGAGGGCGGCAATCTACTCCAGCGCTCCGAAGTGTGGCACTGTCCCGATTGCGGCTGTGAATGGCGCCCGCTGGACTTCGGCGGGGTGATGCACTGGACGCCGCGCCCGGTTGCGGCTACGATCAAGCCATGCCGATATTAGTTCTCTACTGCTTTGCATTCGCGCTCCTGGTGATCGCCGCATTTACGGCGCCACCGACCCCGCCAGCGAACCCATGGCTCAGCCGCACTGCCCTTATCGGCCTTGCCTGCTGGGTGGCGGCCGAAGGGATCATGCGGTACTCGACGATCAAATGATCCGCGCGACTGCCACCTTCCGGCCGCGCAGCGACCTGGGCCGCTTCGTAGAGGCGCGCGTAACGCCAGCGGTGCGGATGGGCGTACAGGAATCGCTGGAGCTGATCCGCGATCGCGCCAAAGAGCTTTGCCCGGTGGATACTGGCGCATTGCAGGCATCCATCACCATCGATCCGCTGGAAGAGCCAGGCAAGACCGTAGTGGGGCGCGTTGGACCGCATACCGATTACGATGTCTACGTGGAATTTGGGACAGGAATCGCGGGCGCTTCATCGGCAGGCGCTGGGCCTGGGCCGTACTCGCCGACTTGGCCCGGCATGATCGCTCAGCCGTATATGCGCCCGGCGATAGACGAAAGCCGCGAGAAAATCAAGGACATCATGGCGCACAATTTGCAGGTGGCGTTCAAGTGAAAATCCTCATCTGCCGCCACGGAGAAAGCGAATCAGGCCCGCGGGAAGACCCGACGCGCGAACTCACATCCACAGGTAAGGCGCAGGCGCGGCTCGTCGGCCGCTGGCTGAAGCACCAGACCACCAAGCCCGAGGTGGTCATCGAATCCAACATGAAGCGCAGCCGGCAGACGGCGAAGCGCATCGCTGACCGCCTGGGCGTCGACCGCTTGCAGGCCACTCGAGGGCTGCTCGATCCGGACGCCGACCCCGAGCAGGCATGGGAAGAGATCATCCGTATCGGCAAGGAAGCCGGCGCGGAGTGCGTCATTGCCGTAACGCATGGCCCGCTGGTGCAGGAGCTCGTCGCCATGATGACCGGCGCATCACCGGCGCTGGTGCACTTCCCTCACGGCGCCGTGGCGCAAATCGACAGCGAGACGGACATCCTGCACTGGCTCGTAACGCCGAGCGTAATCGCGCGCGACGAAGGGGAGGCGGTGCTCGTCCAGCCGCGGCCCGAGGTGACCGCGCTCGAAGCGGAACTGACCGCGGCGGCCGAAGACCTCGCCGAATTGCTGGAGGCGCGCGGCGCGTATTACTACGAGGAAGTGACACTCAAGCGGTGGGTGCTCGGGCCGGGTGGGCGATCGGGCAACTGTGAGGATTGCATCGAGAATTCCGACGAGGGGGAAATCGAGGAGAGCGACTTCTTCCCTGGCGGCGATGAGCCAGTGGACGAACCGCCACAGCATCCAAACTGCGAGTGCAGCGTGGTTTATCGGGATACGGTGCGGCGGGTGTACGCTTGATTGCGCAATTGCGCTATAATTAGGGAATGGTCATCAATTACTGTGGGTTGAGTGGCGGCAAGGATTCCAGCGGAACCACACTCTGGCTGATCCACGAAAGCGGCGTGCCGCGCGAATCCATCCGATTCACATTCTGCGACACCGAAAACGAGCATCGGTTCGTTTACGAACACGTCGCGATGCTTTCGGAATACGTTGTCAAACATGGTTGCCAGCCAGTGGTTACACTCCATCCCGAACGCGGATTTATGGAATTGGCGCGGTGGAAAGGCCGCTTCCCGAGCCGCAGGGCGAGGTTCTGTACGCAGTTCCTAAAAGTGATTCCGACTCGTGAAGATGTTCAGTCTTTGATCCGCAACGGCCACGAAGTTATCGTACATTCGGGCGTACGGGCCGGAGAAAGCGCCGACAGAGCGAAACTCGTTGATCGCGGCTTTGACGACATGTTCGGCTGTACCGTGAACCGTCCGCTTTTGCGCAAGAGCCTTGAGCAGGTCGTTGCCATGCACAAGACGTACGGAGTGCCGCTCAACAAGTTGTATAGCTATGGGTTTAAGCGCGTAGGCTGCTTTCCATGTATCAACAGCAACAAATCGGAAATTAAGCTGATCTCGATTCATTTCCCCGAACGTATCGACGAGTTGCGCTCGCAGGAGTTAGACCCGAACTTTGGCCGCGGCATCTCGACATTTTTCCATGCCAAAACAGTACCCCCTCGCTTCAGATCGCGGACGGTTCCGACGAAGGACGGCCGCCAGGTAGCCATTTGCACGATTGACGACGTGGTGCGATGGTCGCACACCGGCAAGGGAGCAAGGGAACGAACGCCGGCACTATTCGAAGACTTCTACGACGACGATAAAACGCTTGTTTGCCCGTCAGGAGCGGGCATGTGCGAATAAGCCTCAATGCCGCGGCGTCGGAAACTCACTGATCCACTGCGCCACGGCAGCATAGTTTGTCATCAGGCCAGGGTGCTGGGCGCGCACGCCATTGAGGAGCGCGGTCTTCATCGCCTCGGCGCCCTTGACGAATCCCAAGTCCTTCATCTTCTCGGCCTTCCCTGCCTCGTAAGCGCGCTTATAATCGGCGCGGCATTCAAGGCACCAGGGGTTCGTCCCATCCTCGTCGGCGCGTGGATGCTGCCTGCACTTTGAGCAAAGTTTGACGGTCGTGGCCACTGCTTCAGCGGTTTCTGCCATGCGCCTATCATAGTAAGATTTTTCGCGCTTTGCTTGACGCCTACGAAACAAGCGGGTTATCATCCCGGTTGTACCGAGCGACCGTCGCGAAGACAGACGCTGGCCATGGCCTTCAAATTATCCGCAGGGTTTTTACATCTCGCCGTTCAGCTTCAGGAAGCCGCAACCGACCTCAGCGCCAACGATATTGAGAACTGCCTTCGCGACTGCATCCAGGACGCCTACAAGGGCACAGGCACCTGGGCGTACTACATTGACCACTTCGGCGATTGCGAATCCGGCGACGTAATTTATTCGTGCGGCGGCGAGACGAAGCGCGCGGCGTACGAGATGTCCATGACGGCTGGCCAGGCGGCGACGTGCACGATTGACACCGAGGGTGCCGAGTGCGTGCGGCCGCGGACGGTGTACGAGCCCGAAGCCGATGAAGCCGACCATTACGCCTCGATGGAAGAGTCGTTCAAGGCCGAGAATATTTACACCGGCCTGCCGCTGTACGAGCGGTTCATCTCAAAGAGTGAGCGCAAGTCGATGGGCGCGGAAGATTTCGCCGGCAAGAATCGCTCCTTCCCGATCAAGGCACAGGCCGACGTCGACGCGGCGTTTCATTCGCTCGGGCGCGCGGGCTCCGACAACTACTCGTCGAGCACCATCCGGTCGAACATCATCAAGATCGCCAAGCGCAAGGGATACAAGTTGCCGAAGTCGGCGCAGGAGAAGACCAGCGAGGCGGCGCGCGGCACGGTACCGGGCATGTTGCAGCTCGTGGAATCCGCTGGTGAATTTCTGGCCGAGATCCCGCTGCGCGAGTCGCGTACCAACTACCCGATCAAGCTCATTTCGCCAGGCACCGGCACGACGGCGCATTACCCGGCCAACGTGCTCGAAGCAGCGGCGCCGCAGTTCAAAGCCGGCACGCTGATGTTCTGGAATCACCCGACCGCGGCGGAAGAGGCCAGCCGACCGGAAGGCGACCTGAACAATCTGGCCGCCATCACCACCAGCGATGCGCGATGGGATGCGGCGGGCGTCAAGGGGCCTGGCCTGTACGCCGAAGCAAAGGTCATGGCCGACTACGCCGAGAAGGTCGAAGAGCGGGCGCCGCACATCGGCCTGTCGATTCGAGCGGGCGGCAAAGGCTCCGGCAAGATGGTCAACGGCAAGCCGGAGCTGGCGAGTATCGATTACGTCGAGAGCGTGGACTACGTGACAAAGGCAGGGCGCGGCGGGCTCGCCCTGGCTGAAGCGGCGCGAGACGCCGGAATCCTGCCCGAAGAGGTGGATATGACCGAAGCGGAAATCAAGACATTCGTGGCCGACACGGTGAAGACCGCCATCAGGGAAGCGCTGGCGCCCCAGGCTGGCACGGTAACGCTGCTGGAACGCCGTGCACTCCGGGGCGATGCCCAGGTGGAGGCATCGCGGATCCTCGAGTCGATGAGCCTGCCCGATGTCGCCAAAGCGCAGGTGCTGCGCGAAGTCATCGGCGACGGCTCGGCGCTGCCCATCAAAGACGGCGCGCTCGACTCCGCGGCCTTCAAGGTCGTCGTGGAGAACGCGGCGAAGGAACAGGGCCGCTACGTCTCCTCGCTGCTCGGCGGCGGGCGCGTGGCCGGCATGGGCGCATCACTGCCGGGTGTCGTTGAGATCGACGCCAAGGAAGCAGCGCGGCTGGAGAAGCAGGAGCGCAAGGCGCTGAAGCGCAGCCTGCGAGAAGGCGCGAGCATCTTCCAGGAGTTGGGCCTGCCTGAAGCGCAAGCGGAGCGCGCGGCGCTCGGGAGGGTTTCGTGAGGGAAGTTGATCAGTTAGCGATGATGGCCTCCGTTCTGGGAAGCGGCACGCACAAGCACACACCGGAATCGGCGGCCGATCTCGTAGCGAGTGCCGCAGCCATCCTGGACGCTGCCGACGCATACGTTAAGGCCAAGGCAGAGAAGGAGCAGCAATGAAGAATCAAGTCTACACCGGCACATCGACCAGCCGGCGCTTCGCGCTGTGCCCGACGACAATCAAGGCCGGAGATCCGGTGCTCATCGGCGAGGCGGGCGACCTCCGTGCGCTGGCCGCCGTGGCGCTCGACGACTACTCCGCAGCGACGGGCGGCACGGTCTTCCTGTTCAATGGCACGTTCGCTTTGACGGTCATCGCCGTCTCGCAGATCTCGCCCGCAGTCGGTGAGGCGATCAATCCCGGCGATCCGCTCTTTGCGACCGGCACGTTCGATAGTGCAACGAACATGACCACCGGTCTCACCATCTCGGCGTCGGACGGAGACCAGCCTTTCGGGCGTCTAGACCCGAGCGGGGTGGGAATTCTGTCGGGCGCAACCGACACTGCGGCACTAGTGCAGCTACAAGGATAACGACATGCGAACGCAAACCATCAACCCCAACGGGCAGGGCCTCCAGTTCAGCGGCACGCCGTACGAACTCGGCAGCGGCTTGGAGAGTCGTCCGGAATTGCGCGGATTCGCGGCCGTCTCGCGCGAAGCATCGAGCCAGCGGAATCGGCGCATCATGGCGGCGGCACGGCTCTACGCCGATGCTCTCCAGGGACGCATCGAGCCCATGTTCATGCGCGAGGCGATGTCGCCCACGCGCGAAATCTTCGTGCAGCACTTGGCCGAGCGCTATCCGGGCCTCTACGGCGATCCGGGCGGGCGCCAACTCGGACTGCGCGAGACGATGGCGCGCACGGATTACCAAGCACTCTTCGTCGATGTTTTGGATCGGCTGTACTACGGCTACTATTCCATGTGGCCGATCGTGCAGAAACAGTTGGTCCGGATCAAGCAACTCCGTGACTTCCGCGTTGTGAAACGGTATCTGCTCGACGGCATGGTCGCGCCGATCACCTATCGGGACCCAGCCGAGCCGTTCAAGCAGACCGCCCTGCAGCCTCCGGTTCCGCAGGACGGCGCAACGTTCGCAGCCGGCACAAACGCCCCGGCGATCACTTATCAACCGCTGCTCGGCCAGACGGGCGACGCAATCAATTGGGCAGCCTTCGTGAACGACGACCTTGGCATCTTTCAGGACGTTGCGCAGAGGCTGGCGATGCAGGCGAGCCGCGGCGTCAGCCGCTTTATCACCGGAAAGTTCGTCGAAACCAGCGGTCCCAACACTGCTCTTTACACGAGCGGTTACGCCAATCGAATCACAATTGCCAACGGCGCCCAGGCAGATAACCCGCCGCTCGGCATCGAGGGCCTGTCCGATGGCTTCGACATTCTCTTCGGCATGAAGGACTCGTCGGGCGAGCCGATCATGGTTGCGGACGCCACGATCTATCTGTACTACGGATCAAACAACGAGGTCACTGCGCAGAACCTGGCGCACATGATTTCGGTGTACGTGACCAACCGCGGTGGCGGCGCGAATGCGACCCCGTCGACGGGCTATCCGCAGCAGTTGCTCCAGACCGGGAATTGGCTGATCCAGCGCGTCAAGCCGGTGATGGACCCGTACTTGAACGTCATTGCATCGGGCAAGCCAAAGACCTGGGCGCTTGTCGTGGACCCGAACCGCGTGAACCGTCCGTGCGTGGAAATCGGGTTCCTCAACGGCTTCGAGGAGCCGGTGCTTTTCCAGAAAGTGCCGAACACTCAGCGGATGGGTGGCGGCGTAGATGCCATGATGGGCGACTTCTACACCATGGATCAGGAACTCAAGATAATTTCCGTGATTGGCGGAAGCGCGATTGACGGGCGCACCACGGTCGCCTCGGATGGTTCAGGTTCCTAATTACTTATGAGAAGCGCACGCCTTGCAGGATCTTCGATTCTTATACAGGCGTGTATTCTCGGGCGTGTACTCGTGGCCTTGTGGGCAGTGGGTGCGGGCGGCCTGATACTTGCCGCATTCGCCGCGCCTGATGTTCTCTTGGAGAGTGACCGCTTCCAAGTAATCGGGGTTGACGCAGCAGCGGATTCGACAGAGATGATCCAAAGTCATGCCATCAGGGATTGGCCCGCGCATCAGTTCGTACAACGCTCGATGGGCCAAGGCAATCCCAAGCGCAGCGGGGCCAAGGCCGATTCTTCCGTATCCGTGGCCGTTGTCACATCCGGTCCACAGCCAGCAGCCGGTATTCGGCTCGGGCGAGACGAAGTTCAGCAGCCGTTCGAGCAGTGGTTTAATCTTAATAATAGCCATGCGGCCTCCTTCCAGGTCTCATCGGCCAGGGCCACGCGGCGCGCAAACGCTGCGTCGGCCCGTCTCATCAATTATAGCGAACAGCCGGAGGTCTCCGGTGTCGTTTAGCTACGACTTCACTTCCGCGCCCTTAATCGCCAACGTGCGGCTGCTCATCAGCGACACGCAGGCGCCTGGGATCTTCTCGGATGAGGAGATAACTGCGTTCTACAATATTCAGGCATCGCAGTTCCAGAGCTCGCAGTTCTACAGCTATCCGGTTGGTCGTAACCTGCCGGCGAGCCCGGTGAGTTTCCTGCGCGTGGCCGCCCTGGCGCTGAGCGCGCTGGCCTCGAATCAATCACGGCTCGCCAGCATCACGCAGTTGCTCGACGTGCATCTCGCGCCGGGCGTGGCGG